GGAGTTTTATTGCTCATTGATTACTTTCTTTGGTTAATTTGTTGATACTTCAACGACAACAGATTTGTCGTTTAATAGTTCTTCCACTACTGATTCTAATGCAGATGTAATGTCGTCGGTTACTAGCGATTGTCTGTCGGCAATCGTGTTGTCTTTTTCCAATACACTTAATTTAATCGTAATTGATTCTTCGTAGATTTTTGCCATCATAGGCTCCTTGAATATACAAATATTTATCAGTCGAGTTTCGTCAGCTTATATATTCCTGATACGATTCCCGGAGAAATCAAATTCAAGAATGTCAATATGCTGGGATCTTTGGTATAAAAGTAAATGCTGTTAAACCAGGATCTTTTTGACGCAAGTGTACTTCTACAACTTTTTGTCAATTTAACTACATCGCCCAGACTTTCTAAATAGTCATATATTTGATTTTTTTCGGCTACATTGCCCCAATACATTTCACGAAATACAACTTTGTATTCGTACTCTGTATTTCTTTTAACAATGATTTCGCCTTGATTTAATACTTTTTCAGCTTCGGGATTTTCAGGCCTATAAAATTCAGTCACTCGTTCTTTCAACGGTGACGAAATTAATATTTTATATAAAGCAGATTCATCTTGTGCGTATATAGACATATAGGGTTCTTCGATTCTAAACTTAAAATCGTCACCTAATTTGATAGTCAGTTGTCTAAAATAATCTATTTGTTCAGCTGAACCTTGATGTTTTATTATAGTTTCAACTTGACGCTTTTGCCAACTGCCGCCCCAATTTATATTTCTATTACTAAACGCAATGGTTTTTCTTGTTTCCAACAATGCGTCAGTTGACTCTTTTGAAGTCGCGTGAATAATTCTACCGGCTGGCATAAACACCACTGCTTTATAAAGATACCGATTGAAAAACTTCTTCTTGGTATTTTTAATTTCAAGTGATGGATTTAATTGGGTCCAGTGCAATTTATCCATTTCTGTCTATTAGGTTGTTGGTGCAAATTGATTTTCAATATGGAATTCAATTTTATCAGTATAGTCAACTCTGATTATGCTGTTTGAAATATTTTCAAATAGTATCTTTTTACTTAGCGGAGTTTTAATTAAATCATTAATTTTTCTATTCAATGGTCTTGCACCCATTTTACTATCAAAACCTTCTTTGATAACATAATCGTATGCTGTTTCTGTTAATGCAACAGTAATTTGTTTGTTGCCTAATAGGTCATTCATCTCATTGATAAATCTAATAGTAATTTTCTTAATGCTTTCTTTATTCAGCTTGTTAAACTTAATAATTGCATCCAAACGATTACGGAACTCAGGCTTAAAGAAATCTTTAACTGCTTTATCGTCTTCGCCTTTGCGCTCAAGATCTCTACCAAAGCCAATGCTATTTCTTTCCCCGTCTGCAGCACCTAAGTTACTGGTTAAAATAACAATGGCGTTTCTGCAGTCTGCTTTTTTGCCGTTACTGCTGGTAATAATACCCTCATCCATTAAACTTAACAACAGGTTACTGACATCAGTGTGTGCTTTTTCAATTTCATCAAATAAGATAACACAGTTAGGATTCTTTTCAACATCACTGATCAGTAATCCGCCACCGATATTGCCATCATCGTAGCCAATATATCCAGGAGGTGCACCAATCAACTTGGCAATACTGTGCTTTTCTTGATACTCACTCATATCATAGCGTAACAGTTTCATTCCTAAGTTTTCGGCTAACAATTTAGCAAGTTCAGTTTTACCTGTACCTGTTGGGCCCAAGAACAAGAAACTGCCCACAGGCTTGTTAATTGATTTAAGTCCAGCACGGCTTACATAAATTTTATCTAATACAGCATCTACTGCAGCATCTTGTCCAAACAGTTTAGTTTTGATATTGGGTTCCAATTTTTCTAAACTATTGTTGCCCTGTTGATCCATTTGATCCACTGGAATCTTGGTAAACTTGCTGAGTGTATCGATAATATGACTCTTGCGTACAATAAAGTCTGGGGCAACAATTTTAAGTTTTGCAGCCGCAGTATCGATTAAGTCAATTGCCTTGTCGGGCAAGCGTTTGTCTGTTTGATAACGCACACTGAGATCTACTGCTGAGTTAATGGCTTCATCGGTAATCATACCACCGTGAAACGCTTCAAAATGCACTTTCAATCCTTTAAGAATATCTTTAGCAACCGCTGGGGTAGGTTCCTCTACAGTTAGTCTATAGAATCTGCGCATTAGTGCACGATCCTTTTCAAAACTTTGTGTATATTCTTCCCACGTTGTACTAGCAATAACTTTAATACGTCCTTTGGTAAGTGCTGGTTTAATCATATTAGCAAAGTCCACACTACTTTGTGCTCCGCCGCCTGCACCTTTCATTTGATGTGCTTCGTCGATAAACAAAATACACTTGCCTTTGGTATTCAATGCACGAATAACATCCTTGAGTTTTTCTTCGAATTCGCCGCGATACTTACTACCAGCAAGTAAACTGCCAATATCTAAATTGTAAACTACGAACCCTTTCAAATATTCAGGTACATTGCCGTTAACAATATTACGTGCAAGGCCTTCTGCAATAGCAGTTTTACCTACACCAGGATCGCCTACCATTAGTACATTTGATTTATTACGTTTAGCCAGTACCTGTGTGATTTCTTCGATTTCAAGCTCTCTACCAATAACAGGATCAATTTCCCCACGCTCGGCTTGCTCGTTTAGATTTTCGCAATGTTCTTCTAAAATACCGTCCACTGCAGATCTGCTCCTTTTGCTTTTTCCATCTTTAGGTGAATCGTTGACTTTATTCCAATGTTCCACAAATGCAGCACGCTCGACTCCGTACTTGAGTAAAAAGTATCTTACGTGACTGCGTTCTTCGTTCATTAAACTCAAATACAAATCAACCAATTGCATTGTTTGTCTGCCACTGAACAGTACCTGTGTGAATGCACGGTTGAATACACGTTCTAGGCTATGAGTTTTCTTGGGAACCGGGTCGAACCCTTTGTTGCTCAAATATGTTTGTTTGTCTAAATATGTGTCTATTTCTCTTTGCATTTCGTCAACAATACAACCAAATGATGATAGAGTTTCTGTAAATGGCTGATACGTTACCATAGACAACAATAAATGTTCCAAGGTTACATATTCGTGGTTTTTACTTTGTGCTATTTTTGTAGCAACTTCGATAATAGAGTCAATGTCTGGATTGTTTTGTAGCATTTAATTTAGTTGTTATAAAATATTTAACCTGCGAGCAGTTGATTACGGATAATACTTACCTTTTCTTCCGAAAGATCGGTTGGGATAGTAATGTTAACACGTGCAAATAAATGTCCTTTGATGTCTTGTTGAAATCCCCACAGGCCCTCACCAGAAATTTTTAATTTGGTACCGTGTTGGCAACCAGCGGGTGTTTTGATTACAAATTGTTTTCCGTCTAGGCCAACTACTGTTTGTTCACTACCTAGTATAGCTTGAAAACAGTCTAATGTCAAGTCTGTTATTAGGTCTAATCCAGCAGTTTGAAACTTCCAATTGGTCATCAAATTTATAGTAAGATATAGATCGCCTTTTGGTAAATTTGGATATACTTGTTCACCTAGTCCAGGATATTTGATTGTGGTCTGTGGAGTAATACCACGTGGGATGGTTACAGTAACTTCTTGTGTTTGTCCTGGGCCAGTGCTAATGTTTAGGTGTTTTTCCCTGTCTGCTAGTGTATCTTCGAGCGTCACACTTAAATTGGCCCGTATATCTTTATTTCGTTGTTGCTGATGTCTGAAATTGGCAAAAGGATCGCCGCCGCCAAAAGGATTAAATCCAAATTGGCTGAATATATCGTTTATATTATGACCGTTGAAATTAAAATGAACCCCTCCCATTTGCGGTTGAGGATTATCATATTGAGCACGTTTTTGCGGATCACTCAGTGTAGCATAAGCTTCTTGAATTTCCTGGAACTTGGCAGTATTTCCGCCTTTGTCTGGATGATGCTGACTGGCTAATTTTCGATAAGCTCTTTTGAGTTCATCTTCCGATGCAGTATTTGGCACACCCAATGTTTCATAGTAATTCATAGATAAAGTATACAATAAAAAAAGGCAGTAGTCAACTGCCTTCTTACCATTTGCTAAAGATATTTATTTTTTAGCTGGAGCAGAAGGAATTTCTGTTCCTTCAACTTTTTTATGATGCTTGACTGCAGGAGCTGCTTCTGCTTTTTTTGCAGGAGCTGCTTTTGTTGTCTCGGCTTTTTTATGAACTGCGGGTGTAGTTTCTGCAAATGCTACACCTAACGACATTGACAATAAAACGATTAATAGACTTTTCATAATTTTCCTTTATAGTATTGGATCTGGATCTGTTGGAACAACCTTTTGGCCCTTAGCGTTTAACGCTGGGGCGGAAGTTGCGGGAGTTGTTGTTCCACACCCGCTATTAAAACCCCCTCCGAAGCCTCCGGCTGCTGGTGCTGGTGTTGTACTAGCCCCAAACGTTCCCGTTCCAGTGCCTGTACTGCTGCCAAAGCCTCCTGCGGCTGGGGCGGGTGTTGTTGGTGAACCAAAACCACCGGTTGATGCGCCGAATCCTCCTGACGAAGGTGCGCCAAATGCTGAACTGCCGCCTGTTGATGAACCGAATCCGCCATTACTTGCTCCTCCAAACCCACTAGAGCTTCCTCCAAACCCTCCGCCCATTCCACTGCCCATATTAGGCTGATTGCTTACATTGACCATTCCCTGCCCAGGTGGTACATAAGTAGTTCCTGCACCTTGTGGGAAGCTCATTGCTGGTCCTGCCGCACCGCCTAATTTTTCCTGTGTACGTCCATAAGCACTAATACCGATAACTGCACCCATTGCAATATGAAATAATCCAGCACCCTGTAAAGTCAATGGTTGCCATTGGCTACTTACATTACCATGACTAATCATCTGTAATAAACTCCACAATACTGGGAATCCTACAAAGTCCATAGTACAGACTAGCATATACATCCAGCCCATCATTGGACGCCATTTACTGTTCATCCAATCTTCTTTTTTTGTTTCGCTAGCACTTGGTGCGCAATAATCTTGGTCAGCCATTTTAGTTCCTAATTGATATGTTATTTATAATTTTGGTTAAATTGGTAACCAAAGCCAAACACCTTGACTACTTAGCAATAAACCTAATCCTGCAACAAAGAAACTTCCCCAGAACATTTCCATACTAACAGCTAAAATACTTGCTGATAATACAACGATACTCAATTGGTATAGTGTACTGGCAAAACCGATCCAAGGACTTTGCTTTTTAGCATAGTCACGCTCGGCTTCTAGTTTATGTGCTTTGTCCATTAGTTCTTTTTTGCCGTCACCGGTCTCGGGTTCACTTTCGTAACGATCAATTTTGGCTTTTAATTTTGCAGCTTTTTCATCTTGGTGGCGCTCAACCGCATCGTCTAAACTTTGTTGAGCTAAAATTTGTTTAATGCTCTTGGCTTCGTAAAAACTCCACACATCATTGGCTGCAATGGTATTGTTTAATGTAATACTGCTTAGTTTGCCACCGTACCAACTGTTAACTGCTAGGATCAGTGCAAATACACTGATAACCATACCTGCTTTATCTTTGATCTTTGCTTCACGCTCGCTACGTGAGCCTGCAGGGAGTTTAACTGCATTTGGGTCTTTTGGTTGTTTTGTGACTAAATTTAATACGCTATCGATTAATGCCATTTTGTGCTCCTTTATTATGATACGCTGGCTAAGGTTACTAATGCGTTAAGTATACTGTTGACTCTTTCTTTGGCAGCAAGGTCTTGTACCGCATCATTTATATTTTTACTCTTAATAAGATCGTTTAACAGATCTAAATACTCACTGTTGGTTAGTTCTCCGTTGTCAAACATTGTTTTAATGTTTTCTGCTTGGGTACCTAAATCCATTAAAAATGGATCTCCACTGTCTTTCATTGCGTGCAAATCTGTTTCTAAACTCATTTTGGTTTCCTTCCAACTACGTTTTGTACTATAACCGCATTTTTCTCTAAACTACCAAATTTAATAGTACAGTATGTTGTACTAACCTTGGGGGTAGTGTGGTAGTGTTCACTGAATGTTTTTGCCATTTCGCTGAACTCTTTGCTTAACCTTATAACTTCTTCGTTATGAGGAATATATTCTGCGTAGTTTCTAAATTCTACTGTAGTTCTGTATAAATCATCCACTGCTACAATTGCATCATCGGTACCGCATTTTGCTGCACCTAGATTTGCTTTTGTTCGGATGTCGTTTATTAACTTGTATTCGTTGTTATCAAATTTGGCCATAAAGTAAGCATCATAAACAGCACATCCGTTTAATGCAAATATTGACAACAGTACTAGTAATTTTTTCATTTGATGCTTTCAAAAATCTTACGTTGATTTTCATACCATTCTAACCAACCGTCCACTTTGATTTTACATTCACGATATTGTGCATAGTTATCAACTACTACATCAGATACCACACTGATTTTATCAGTGTCTTCGGGTATGGTTTTTAAGTCTGGGCAAGACTGAGATAAAGTTTCAGGACGTTGGGGGAATTTCATAGTAACAGGTACAGTAGTTGCACATCCTGTTAATAACACCACTAATGCTACGATTGATTTTTTCATTGACTATCCTTTGTGCCTACTGCAGCCTTATTCAAAGATTTAACTATTTCTGGATCAACTTTGCACTCGGCATCAGCTTTTGCAGCTATTTCGCGAATACGTTCTTTGACTACAACTTTGACATCGTGCACAACCTGTGTGCGAGTTTGAATTTTATTATCAATTTTTACATTTGCAGTTTTGCTTTGTTCTTCGGCCACTGCTACTTTTGCTTGAATTTCTTCTACTCGTTTACGCCAACTCATTTCATTGTCGTAACTTCCATAAAAATATACACCGGCTACCAAAAATACAGTACTCAAAATACGTACTGGTTCTTTATAAGGTACTAACCAAGGTAAAAAATTCATTAGTAAGCCGGCCGCATACAAAACGCCGCCTGCAATGATAGTGCTATATACTGCAAGTTGCAGCAAACTATCAGGCAAAAAACTCAGTATCCACATATTAACCGCCTAGTACTTGAACTGCTTTTTGATAGTGTGCTTGGCGTTCTGCCAACCCTAGTGTACCGCCGTTGATTTTTTTAGTTAATGTAAGTATGTCGCCTTGGTCTGCCCAGCGATTCAAATTGTTGGTTTCCCAAAACCAACAAGCACTTTGAATACATCCTTCAAATGTGCCCATGAATTCTGTAACTTCTTCCAATGGTGTATCAATGCTTTCTGCAAAACGCTTGTAATTACTTTTACCAGTCAATTGAATTAGCCCACGACCGCAATAACGAAATCCATCACCTGATGCTTCGTCTCCGTTGCCCATACGATTTGCATAAATTCTATTGGCAATCATTTCTTGATTGTGCGCATACTGTTGTGCTTCTGCTAAACCACCAGGAAAATGTTTGCCAAACAAGGCCATTAAACTTTCTGGACGATAGTTTAAGTTTTCCTTAATAGCCTTGAAGCCATTGCTTTCGTGTGCGCACTGCGCCAAGAATGCTGCTACACGTGCAGGAGTATTGATATCGTAATCAGGAAGTATTTTACAAAATGCTTCGTACCAGTGGTCAATATAAGGATTGCCAGGTACTATTTGATTTAATTGGTCTTGCGTGAAATTGAAAGTAAAACTGTCAGCCATCATTGCTCCTTGAACGTTCAGTTGCTAATGTATTTAGCAAACCAACTTATTTCAAACCGGCAGCTACTCTGATACTGTTGGTCCAGTCATTAACTGGTGCTTGTTTACGTGTAATAATCCTTGCGGATTCTTTCATTGCTTCTAGTTCTTTGTTGAACTTGGCATCTTCATCTTCGGGACTAATTTCAGGAACTTCGTCCTCGATTTCGTCCTTTTCTGACTTGTATTTTGCATCATACGACTCAGGAGTTAGTGGTACGTGTGCACGAATACTTTCTTCACTGATTTCGTATTCTTCGCGGCTTTTTTGATACTGTACACGCCAGTCGCTGAGTTTTTGATTGGTGAGATTAAGCAGATCCTTCATTAACTTGACTATTTGTTCAGCAGCTTCAGGATCGCGTTCTAATTCTACAAATACCAAATACTCGCCGTCGTCTAATTCACCTGAGCTAACATCAGAATCCAACACCCAAGGATAGCCACGTTCGATAAAATTCATCAAATCGTTAGCGGGTTCTTTGCTGGTTAACTTAAAACTTAGAACAATGATATTGCTGTCACTTCCCATTTTGCTCTTAAATTCGTCAATGTGAAGTTTAGGATGAACAACTCTGGCCAAGTCGCCCTTTTCTGCTCCCTCAAGTAGTTTAGCTAATTTAGACATTTGGTATATTGGGCGCTGTTTGTTGCGCTTGATCCTGTGGGCTATTTGCGGTTTGGAAAACATCATCATCGTCACCTTGCTCGTATGCGGTTTCAATTTCTTCGCTATCCAGGGTTTCGCTTTCTAATTCAATTGATCCCTGTTGTATGTCACTCATCAAACGTTTAGGCATGGTAATTTCTACCAGCCAAATTGGCTTGCTAACCATACGTGGAACTTTTGTTCCAGGTTTGAAGTCTTCGGGACTTTTAACTTTGATAGGATATTCCAATGTGTCTTTTTTATAGTTGATTTCGCAACCATAATTTAATAGTCTTTCTGCTCCTGCAGGATCAGGCATTTCTCTGAAGTTATACATCCAAGTGCAGGTTACAAAGTATTTTTCATATACTGGGCCGTTGACCAGCTCGCCTTTTTTCCAGTTACTGAAAGTATAGAGATCAAGCTCATCTAATACACGTTCGTAGTCCAGCAGAGTTTCTAAACTGCTGTCACTCATATAGATGGTTTTTACGTTATCTAAGATATCTTTAATATTTGCGGCCATATAGTTATTTATTATTTTTGACAGCAGATGTAGTTTCTTAGAAGTTTGCTCGGAGCTTAATACTTATGTCTGTAAAATAAGAATTATAGCTATTGATTGCTCTATTTTCATAGTCTTAAATATTATCGTGGATTGTGTTGTTACAGTCCTTTTAACAACACCAAGTCCACAATCCAATCAGGAGGACACATTGTCAAGAAAAAGCAGCAATCGTAGAGAACTACAAGCACAAATGGTTGTAGACAACAAAATTGTAAGTTTGAACACTTACTATAGCAGCAAAAAACGTCAAGTTCATCTGCTACCAAAAACCCTAAATCAAGAAACATACGTTAATTTGTTAACTGATCCTACAAAGATTATAGTCTTTGCCACAGGACCAGCTGGTACAGGTAAAACTATGTTGGCTATGTTAGCTGGGATAAAAGCACTAAAGGAAGGATCGATTACCAAAATCGTGCTAACCAGACCAGCAGTAGGTGTAGATGATGAACAGCACGGATTTCTACCTGGAGATTTGAATCAAAAGATGGAACCGTGGACAAGGCCTTTATTTGACGTATTGGCTGAATATTACGATAGAAAAGAAATTGCCCGAATGCTAGACGAACAAATTATCGAGATATCTCCACTGGCATTCATGCGGGGACGGACATTTAAGAATTCGTGGATTATTGCAGACGAAATGCAAAACGCGACACCTAACCAAATGAAAATGCTGTTAACCCGGATCGGCGAAGGTAGTAAAATGATAGTCACTGGCGATACTCGCCAAGCGGACCGATCAGACCTAGACAATGGCCTATTAGACTTCAAAGCATTAGTTGACAGTTACAAAGCAGCCCGCTTTGTTGACGGAGTCGAGTTAACTGGCAAGGATATTCAAAGACATCCAGCAGTTATCGAAGTATTAAAAATTTACAAGGAGATTTAATCGCGCAATAATTACAGGGATCAATTTAGGTTGTTCCCTGTAATGATATTGTAAACATCACGCCAGTTTTTAACCAGTGGAATAGCATCGTGCTGATACCACATATTATGACCGTGTTCAATGAGAATAGAATTCAATCCTAATTTATGACCAGTTTCGGCATTCTCAGGTTTATCTTCAATCCACCAACACTCTGAGTTTTTATAAGGAGCTAGTGCATAGTCCTTATCGGCTCCAGTACTCAAACAAATAATCTTAGCAAACGCTGTTTTACCAAACAACTTTCGAAGATTCATTTCTCTAAGTTTTTGTGCATTAGGATCTGTACTTAGGCTAGTAATGCAATGGAATACATAGCCGTGTTCTTCGTGCAGTTTTTTTACATAGTGCATTGAATCACGCAATGGTGGCAAAAATCCAATGGCTGCAGATTCATTAAACATCTTGATTAAGGTACGACTTTGTTCGTGGTCAATATTGTATCTGTCTCCAATATCATATTTTAGCTCGCCGCCCGGAATTATATTGAATCCGTGTTGTTCCATCCAAATTGCAAATGCATATTCCCAATTCAAAAGTACGCCGTCTGCATCTACTAGTATTACTGAATCTTTCAACTTAATTCCTTGAACATTATTTTTCGACCTTCTTCTCCGATTTCATTATCGAAGATTTCCCTAGTACGTTGCATCATCGCACAGGCCAACATCAACATATCTTGCCTGTCGTCGGTGAGTTGTATACAACTATCAATAGGAGCCATCATGGCCTCCATACGTTGTTTTATATAATCGTTATCCATCATCTAAGATTTCTTTTCATATAACTGCTCAGTGCATCTAACTGTGCTTCTAGTCTATTGACCTTACGTTCCAATGCTTTGATAGTGATGGTTTGGTGAACATTTCTATCAGCCAACTCTCCGAATTGTTCTCGCCAATGTTTCATTTCCTTCTCGTGTCCCAGTAGTGTGGGGCGAGGAGGAGCATCGGGATCAACTGCTCTTTTCTTCTTCTTGGTTAGATACATTGACGTTGCCATTGACTTCCTCCGGATATAGTTGTGCTAGCAATGGATTAATATACTGCGGGTAGCCTTCTTGATAGTGTGCTAACAAACTGGCGTAGTCTCTGCCATCATTAAAAGTATTTCTTACTACTGTTTCTTTAGATAGATTCAGTATTACTCTCGCTGACAGTTGATCCCGAGTTTTTAATCCTCTAGTAATATTTATAGACTCATCCATCGCAATATTGTCGGGATTAGTCATATACCCTGCATCTTTAGTCTTGTTAGGGTTCTTGGGTTTAAGGTGGTAAAAAGCTACCAAATGTATGTCTTTATTGCTCAATTCGGGCCAATTCTGTAATGGTTGCGCTTAAATTTATTTCGTGATCTCCGACCAAGGTATGATTAGCTAAACCTCGACGAATAATAACGATGGCTTCATCTTGTCCTTGATCAGTGGCACTCCAAAGATCTAGATTGTCGTACATCCAACGGAAGATGTCTTCCATTTCTTCTGGACGAGCTTGACTGCATAACAATGCTCTTGCTTCTTTGATTTTACGTTGCTTAAACAGGTCTACCATAGCAAGTTTATAATCTTGTGTGCCAGAGTCTGACTCTTTGGGAGATATAAGTTTGCCTGAAGAGCTGTTTGGTTGTAGCAAATTCAAACACTTGCGAAGATCTGGATAAGTTGCTTTGACATAACTGTCCAAGGTATCCAAATCAAACTCAACACCTTCAGTTACCAATATGGTAGCAGCTCTGGCAGTAAATTCAGTTATATCAGTTTTGTTAATATGTATTTCTGCAGAACGACTTCTCAGTGGCGGAATAATTTTGTGTATCAAATTACAAGTTAAGATAAATCTTGCTTGGCTTTGATACGTTTCCATAAGTCCACGCAACAGACCTTGTGCATTGTGACTCAAATAGTCTGCTTCATCCAACAGTACAATTTTAAGATGTCCGAATGGTAATGTACTAACAAAACCTTCAATTTTAGTTTTAAGAAAATCTACACCATTGTCTCGACTGGCATTGACCTGTAGTATATCATAAGGATCTATGTTCAGCTGATTGATTAATATTTTAGCCAAAGTTGTTTTTCCAGTACCTGCAGGTCCGTGTAGTAATAAGTGCGGAATACTGCCTTCGGTAATCCACGCTTCTACTTGTTCCTTAACGCTGACATCAGTGAATACATATCCATTTATGTCAGTGGGTCTGTAGGTTTCTGTCCATAACTCTTTCATTTTTTACCTTTACTGTTTTCTGCATCTGCAACACGTTTACGCAAACTACTGCTACTGAAACTATGGTCGCGTCCATTAAAAACCAATTCAATACCACGCTTCCAACAGGCTTCGTCTCCGGTAAATTGTTTGCCTTCATACTCTACACCTAGTATTCTAACATTAAGCGGGAGAATTAGCAAGAGGTCTATTAGATCTTGTTCAGTTTGATAAACAACCACTTCGTCTACATAACGGCAAGCACTAAGGCTAATTTGTCGTTCAACAATGCTTTGAATTGGTTTATTTTTACTGTCGGGTCTGTCGATGGTAGGATCTGTTTGTAGACCAGCAATCAAATAATCACAGTGATTTTTAGCTTCGGACAACATAGCGATATGTCCGGCGTGTAGCAAATCGAAAGTACTAAATGTAATTCCGATCTTTAATCCTTTTTCTCTTAGTTCTTTTACTTTATTAAATATCACACAAATCTCCCAATGGTGTTGTAAATTAAATCGTCTAGTTCTTTTGTAAAATCTTGTCCGTCTCTACGCTTGTGAAAAATAGCATTAATTAATCTTTCGTTGTCGGTGGGATCGCCCCACCCGTTGCCGATCAACTTGCCACGCCGTTGTAGCTCTTCGAGCAAATCATCAGTGTCGAAATCATTTAATTCAACTTCAACTTCAACTTCTTGATAAATTGTTGGCATTATACAATCTCCTCTAAAATGCCTAATAGTTCGGCAACAATAAACAATCCGCCACCTACGTCAATCATACCCATAATAAGAGCAGATCCTGCGGCAATACGTAATATACTCTTTACCAGGCTGACATAAAAATGTCCTCGACTTGTATCTTTAGGTTGAATTTCCATATTAATATCTACTTCCTGGTTGACCTAACTCATTGCTATTTGTACAGGCTAGATTATGATCGGTTGCTTTTGGGCATCGTTTATTACCACAATCTGGACAGACAATAAAAGTATAAGATGTTAGGGGTATATTCCATTCATCTTTTATTTTGCTCATGCAATTATAACATCCGCAGGTAATTTTGTCAGCAGTTCTTCTAAAAATTCCTTGGAAATTATCACCAAAAGTTTTTTCAGAGTCGCTCATTTTTTAATATTTTTACCAAACGATTTTGTTCCTGCTCTTTGAGCCAAGCGTCTTCTCCATGAAACTCACCGGAAGATTCTAGGGATTCGTCAAGTAACCATTTGAGTTGATACATTTCTTGTTTTATACCCCAAGCAGTCCACCCATCATTGTATCCACTATTCATCTCTGCACGCATCAGCCAAATTTGATGCTTAATAGAGTTTAGATCCCAATCTTTTTTGAATCCCACGCTTATTCCTTTTTCTTTAGAGACCAAGTACCGTCGTGATTATCAATCCATTCTACTGTATCACCAATTTGCCACCCAGTTTCATTCCAAATATCATCAGGTATGGGCATAATTAAATCACCGGTATCGGGATCTTCTTCGAGAGTTACTGTAGCCTTAAGATTAGTCATATTGCGTTCTAGTTAACTGTTGAGCGTCAACGGCAGTGCTGATGTTATCGTCTGCGGGCGGAGCTTCATCACTGACCAGCATAATGGCATTGCCGTCAATTCTACGAATAGTCAACTGCTCACCGTCAACTTCGATACTGCTGCCACGTGTCCAACGACCGTGCTCTACCAATACATATTGTCCTACAACAACATCAGTTTGTTCAGGACCAACTGCATATACTTTGGCCCAACGGGGACGAATGCCGTCAGTCTTTTTATCATCGCCTAACATAATAATACCACTGCTAAGTGTGCGTTGGTCGAAACTCATATCAGTGACTAAAATATAATCCTTTAATGGGATTAATTCTTTGATTTTATTGGTATATGGAAGTGCCATTATTTTTGCTTTCTGTTAGTAGTACTGGGAATTAAGCCTTCGGTTCTGTTGTAATGATCTTTAACTACTTCATTGCGACTTTTAACAACTTTACCGTTAGTTCCTATTTGATCACCTCTGGCATTTACTTTCATATTGCCCACTGCAATTTCATTTTCATGAATAAGTCTTAACTTATCCATATCTACTATTTTGCCTTGTGCAGACTTATATACGTTTTTTCCCATTTTATTTTCCTTATTTCAAAAATTCTGAAATGTCTATGTCGTAATATAGACTATCGATTTTATGAACTCCCAGCAAGTATAACACATAACTAGCTACAGAGCTACCTCTTCCGACACCCCACACGATTTTATTTGTCCGAAGTGTGTCTACCAAATATTTCATATAACGCAACAAATTAAACAAGTCTCGTTCTTGAAATAGTAGTAATTCTTCTCCTACCCTTTGTAGTTCTGCTTCAGACTTGCATAAGCCTAGTATATAGGCTGCAATATCTAAATCTATGTACTCTTTGGGCATATGCCAACAACTTTGTTGCATTCGATGAAACGCACCGATATCAGTTTCTGGTGGCAGTGGGTGATATTCTTTTACACTTGGTATATCACTGTAAGTGAGTTTTACACTGGTGTTGAATCGATCCCAATCTTCGACTAAAAAATTAGTCAAATCTAATGTAGGATCTTTGTAAATTAATTCACAAAGTTCTTCTGTTGTTGTATAAGACTGACCAAACTGATCATACTTCATTGAATATCAATTATACCTGAGAACTTGTTGCTCTTGCTTAAAATTTCGTCCATACTCTTTTGATATCGACGTTGTTGTTCCAATTGGTAGTCTTCCAGTACCATTTGTACTTGACTGGTTAATGCGTAGTTGCCAAACCTATAGGCTTGATTCAGTCTCAATGACAAATCACTGATCTTTTTGTTCAGTTCTTCGTCTTTGAGACTTGATAGATCTTCAGTTAGTGGGTGCATATTAATTTGGTACTAATACAATCTTTTGAGTATTAGTTTGTGGGTCGATCATTGCTTGCCAGTGGTAACCAGCAGGAGGTGCTTGTACAACTGTTTGTGGTTCCTGTACAATAACACTAGGCTGCTCAACGATCACAGGAGCAGGACGAGCTAGTTCGTAACCGACTACACCGCCGATTAGTGCAGGAGCAACCCAGCATCCACCGCAGCCATAGCCGCCGTGATAGTAACCACCGTGCCAACCAAATGCACGATATGGCCCATGGGCACTGGCAGTTACTGCTAATCCTAATGCTAATAAACTTGCAATTAAAACTTTTTTCATTACATTCTCCTTATTGTTGGAATGATTGGGTAAACATCTGTCCGTGGTAGTTAAAGGTCACCACGCTGCCTTGTTGTACCGTAACTGGTACGAATCTACATACATTACGGACTTCTGCTTGAGCATTGTCTCGGCCAACATCATTGCCAATGGCTCCGCCTACCAATGCCCCAACTACTCCGCCTGCCAATCTATCTCGATTGTTTCCGCCTATAGTACTGCCAATGGCTGCACCAGCCAATGCACCAATGGTACCGTCTGCACGACTATTATCACGCACAACTTCTTGTTGTTGGCATTGTTGTTGTCTAACAGTAACGTATCTTGGTTGAACATTAACCACAGTTGCTACATCAACTGTTTGGGAAAATGCTGTTACACCCAAAGACAGTAAAATTAAAGATGCTAGTGTTTGTTTCATCTTGTTCTCCAAAATATATAATTTATTTACTCGATTTACAAGCTATTATAAACTATTAATAAAATAAAGTCAATGATTTTACGCCTGTAATGCGTGTAAAATGTACCAAGTATTGTTGTAGAATATCCAACTTCCCACCGCACCGCTGGAAATACTTACATTTGATGATTGTCCAATCACCGTATGACCGGATCCAGGTGCTGGGGTCAATCCCAAAGATGTAACTGCATTACCAAAAGTAACGTCGATGCTTTGGCCATTCATTGGCGTTGCTGGCATTAATAGAGTTAATGCAGCAATTGTGCCATTTGGATTAATAATACTAACACCTACATTTGATAATAATTGTACACTGGTGCCTGTTGCAGGAGTAACATATTGGACTCCATAAGCAGTACCGCCGCACATATCAGTAATACCAGTTACAGTTACATTACCGACATTGGCATCACCGGTAACACTTAGGCTATTCAAACTACCCAGTGTTGTGATACTGGTTTGAATGGGAGACATTATGTTTCCGTAAATTCCTGTAGCGTTTACATTGGTTGCATCAATGTTGCCAGACAACATTAAATCACTGCCACTGCTAACAAAATTACCAATAAAGTTTTGTGCAGTAACATTGCCATATACACCAAGGTTATCTTCTACAGTATTTCGATTTCTGCTTAGATCAGAAATCAACATATTGGCACCACCGTCATTGCTGCTAAGTTCGAAAGCAAATACTCCGATGTTTTGGAAAGTTACAGTATGGCCACTGGCACCTGCAATAGTTTCCATATTCAAATTCACTGTGTCTGGGAATGTAAATGTACTGGCAACGTTTGGTACATCCACTTCAATAATCATTTTGGCACGTGTGCCTTCGGATGCAGGCGGCCAATTTACAATATTTGTTACTACAGTACTTCCACCCAAAGTGATAATTTGGTAAGTACCGTTATTATAATCAACAGTTTGAGCTCCACTTACACTACCAAAATTATATTCAAGTTCTCTTCCGCCGTTGATAATAGCATTATTAATGTTAGTGCCAGTTAAATCGTTTGTTCCGCCGATTACAATAGAGTTGGCCTGTAGATTAGATATTTCTGTATAAGCAGTTAGTAAACTGGTTTGAATATTAGCAAAGTTGTCACGAAATCCTTGGCTGGAATTATTCTGCCCTGCTATAGGAAAAGTAGCATCGATGCTTGTATAATTAATTTGACTAGGCATTTATTTTAATACTCCGGGATTGTGTAATTAGAGGAGATAACTCTAACATTGGGGAATTTAAGATATTTATCTCCTTGCTCGGGTATGCTGTAGGGATCCCTTGCGGTATGTGTGTATGGTTGATGTGTTACATCAAACGATGCATTGTCAGCAAGAACCAATTGACTGTCGTCGGTTATTGTTTTTACAATTCCCACACTAAGATTGTTAACCAGTATCTCATCGCCCACGTGTAAATCTGTGGTAAACGCAGTAGGTATGCTTTCGATATGATAATTTAGATTAGATATTGTAACAGGCAACGGATTTATCACTGTTAACAAATTGGCATTTGTTATTTCAACAATAGTGCCTAGGTTAATACTAGTAATAATTCCGGCGGTGTTGGCATATAAATTAGCACCGACTCTAAGTTGACTATCAAAGTTTGAATTTGTACCGTGAATTGTTAGCGATCCTCTGGTACCGCTTATAGTTCCGTTACCGATAATATCTGTGGCAATGTATGAAACCGTATTACCAAAGTGACTACAGGTTATAGTTCCTTGGCCGCTGTCGTAGCTGGCTATGAATTCGTTATTTTGTTTATTATAATAACGTGATAGCAATGAGTCTAATTCGTATCTGTCAACTTTGAAATCTATTAGATTAAATTTGGTATTTGTTTGGTTAATTCTGTAGGCTATTTCTGCAGACTTGCCTGGCAAGCAGTAGCACAATACCAATGCTCTTGTAAATCCCAACACAGTACCATCTGGTTGTTGGCTAACCATCCACTGTGGAATCGAGTCAGTTGATTCAAATCCAAATCTGCCAGATATGTTGTTGGCCATATCAGCAAACGTATTTGGATACGCTGAATTTACTCCAATGGTATTGGGGTTTAGTGCAATGTTTGCAGCTGGGCCCAGGCCTTGGCTATTTACATTGTCTTCTAATATTTCAACGTATACAACTTCGTAAATGGTATTAAAATTTTCATCCTGTGCTATTGCAGATTTGACCTTACCAAAATTCAACTGTTTCCAATAATGATTGAAAGCCATTGGCTGTAGGTATGATACTGTTTGCTCGACATTAACACCAGATAAGAACAGTATTCTTCTAAGTTTATTAAGACCAAACCAAGGATCATTGGGCCTGTACAAATACTCCCAGGGAATTAAATCGGTATTGTTGACAATATTTTCGTAGTAGTTGCGTTGATCTCTGTTGGGTAATAGTTGAATATATAAATTTTCATATGGCGATGGGTTGCAATTATCTACGGTAATTGTAAAGGTCTTTTCACCGTAGGCATAGCCATAAGCATCTGTTGCACTAACAGTAAATGTGAATAGTGTTTTTGCACCTACAGCAGTGGCAATGAAAGAACTACTGTAAACTGTTGAGTCGACCGTAATAACAGTACTGTCAATGTCTATAACAGTACTGTCAATAGTGTCGTTAATTGACACATTGGTGTTTCCTAAATAATGTGTCCCCATATTAAAGCTAACACGGCCTGATATGGTTCCATCTGACAACAACTCTAACCCATACGGCATAGTACCTGGAGTTTTTAGTTTATAAGTCAATGTTCGATTGCTAACTGTGTGTGCGGAGACTGAAAAATTACTAATAGATCCGTTGCAAATTTCTCCAATGTTGGCCGCAGTATCCCAAATAACTTGATTGTTAACGTCGACTGCAATATTGATAGTATAGGTCTTTGTATCACTTTGGTTTACAGGATATAATGTTTCGTATACTTTGGCAGTGAAAGTGTAGGAAAACTCAGTGATGCTGCCCAAGGGAACAAATCCAGTGATCCAACCATTTGTTGGATTCAAACTAAAACCTGGGGGCAAGTATCCGCTTACTAGTTCGTAGGTTAATTCTTTGCCGTTGTAATCGTGTGCATCCAATTGGAATGCAAAATTTGTATCCTGTATCGCAGTTCCTATGCTACCACTGGGTGTGTATAAAATAGGAGAATATGTAGGATATATTAATTGTGTTTCGTCTGCAGTAAAGGAAAACGGATAGCCAACTACCGAACCTAAGTCTGATGTTAAGTTAACACTAAATGGATCTGGGAGTGAAATTCCATCTGCAGTTAAATTTGCAGTAGGTTGAGCTGCATCCAGAGTTGCAATTGAATATAATTTTAATACAGTGACATTACCGTTTTTGGCCTGTACTGTGAAATCGTAATTGTCTGAATAGCCAGGTGTAATGTAACCGCTAATAGTACCAGTGTTGCTTAATGTTAGTTGTCTGGGCAACTCACCGTTGACCAGTGTGTACTCTGTGGGAGTAGTACTATTGATGTTTTTTAATTCTATTTGTATGTTTGCAAAAGTTGTACTATCAAATACACCCAATTGACTGTTATCTGGCAGTATACTAGGTTCACCTGCACCATTAACAATAAAACTAAATGTTCTATCTGCAATCACTCCAGCATTTGAAGTTGCTCTGATTACAAAGGTGCTGGTACTAGTACCAATAACTGCATTTACATTTCCGTATAATACAACAAGTCCGCCATCAGCAAAACTCATTCCATCAGGAAGACTTCCGGCAATTAATGTGTATTCCATCGGACCGCCAAAGGTGTCGACAGCACTAAGTGTGTAACGGTATGTCGTTAAATCACTTAGTGTATCTATTAGCCCGGCTGGAGTATTCCATAAAACTGCCATACATTGTTAAATCTCTTATTACCAAGGTCCGCCGGTTGGGCCTTGCTCTAAATAACCTTGTGTACTAATTTGAATCCAACGATTGGGAGCATAGCAGTAATATATTGGAAAAGATCCGTCAGGATAACCGGAGAGGTTAGCTCTAAATTCTCCTTGAATTCCTATACTAACATTTGATGATGGGGCAGGAGGAATGTATTCCATACTTTGGTATTCCATATTACAACCGATAAATTGTACAGGGAAGTGGAAACCAGGATTGTATACTGCAGGATAACTATGATCAACATTGTCGCTGCAAGAGAAACCGCAACTTGAAATAGTCACAGGGAAATAATTTGATGCACTAGTTGTTGTCAAAATTATAAAACCGTTGCTACCGTATCCGTCTGCATCTGTTGAAAAACTACAAGCATTAATAATACCAGAACTCCAAGTTGCTACATTGGCTTCGGCACTAGAATCCAGCAAAACAGCTAGTTGGGCACTGGTATGATCAGTTTTGCCATTATGGATAAATGCTACACCTTGTAGGTTAAATCCGGCATTTACCGCTGCACCACCGTCTCCGCCAATATCTGTTAATAAAATACCGTTAGCTCCATTGTCAACTACAAAGCCGCCAAACATATTAATATTACTACCGCCACGAACAACCGCACCGTTGTATGTATTTTGGTATAATGTTGTATTAATAAAGTTAATGTTATTTGGATCAACTAGCCCTGTTCCAGATCCGCTAATAGCACCATAGGAAACAAAACCGTTGCCGTTCTTTTTGAGCATACAATTTTGAATCAAGAATCCAACATTTTGTAGACCAGCAATACCAAATTGGAAATTAGTAACTTCTACATCTTTGACTGCAACAAACCCGTCATCAAGTACAATGATACCAGCACTTACTATTGCAGGATCAGGTGAACCGGTGCCTATAAAGCTAAGTCCTGAAATGGTAGAGTATGTATTTCCAAATCCGCCGCTAATAGTATCAGTAATAACCAATGCATTACTAGTAGCAGTGCCTTTAATAATACTAGCACCAATACCTTCACCTAAGAAGTGTGGGCGTTTCATACTAACTGTATCATCACTGCTATTATTAGTAATAGTACAAGTCAATGAAGTTGATCCAATATTATAAACACCTGCTGGGAAAAATACTGTACCGCCATTGGCTATAGCAGCATTAATCGCACTTTGGATAGCGGTTGCATCGTTGGTAGTACCGTCACCAGTGGCACCGTAGCGTGTTTTTACATTGTATGTATAGTCTGGATGACCCCAGCTGAAGGTGCCAGAACCGTCGTCATACAAGAATCCTCTTGCATCTGATGGTAAACTAATATTGCTACCGCCACCACCACCACTATTACTAAGTGTGTGATTAACCCAATCTGTGCCGTTATAATACAAATATTGGCCGCTAGTTAATCCGCTGAATACAACATCGCCTAAATCGTTCAATACATTAGCACTGAGTGTAGTAATTCCGCCACCACTACCGCCACCGCCATTGCCACTGTTTCCACCTGTAGGAGCTGCCCATACAGGAGTACTTGTCGGGCCGGTACTAGTTAACACATAACCAGTTTGACCGCCTGTGCCATTTTCAATGATTGGGCTATTTGGACCTTGTAAAGTAATGCCTCCGCTAGTGGTAACACTGGTAAAATAACCAGTACTGGGATTTGAATTACCAATTGGAGTATTTTGGACACCGCCTAACACACTCAGTGAGTTAGTAATAGTTCCGCCGTTATATGAATTTCCAACACCAGCTTGGTTAATTAAGCTAAAATTGGTATTGATTATGTTAAATGCATCACGCAGTGGTGTACCTGTGCCGTCATTGGCTGTAGTTCCTGTGTTAACATTTGCAAAAGAGATAGACATGATTTAATGTTCCTTGTATAAATTATTTAGCTTAATTAAAATGAAGCATAGACTAAACCACTAATCTTTGCCCACGTGTTTGGTGCATAACAGAAGTACAAATTACCACCTGTTTTATCTACTATAGTTTGTCCCAATACACCAGGGCTTGTTCCATTGGATGGAGTTGGTGGTACATATTGATCTACGCTGCTACCAAAGTTACAGGCCTGTAGTAAAACTGGCCACCAATTACTGGAGTTTCCAATGGTTGGACGACTTGCACTATAATTCCCTGCATAGAATCCGCAACTGATAATGCTAACAGGGAAAGTAGTAGTAGATGCAGATCCTTGCAAAGATATATTGTTAGTGGTATAATTAGTAGGAGTTCTAGTGAATCCGCAACCAATAATAGTTCCAGTTACTCCGCTTCTCGCAACATCTTGTCTTACTAAGATGTCAGCTATACCGCCGTTTTGATAAAATAGCGTGCCCTGTATCACAAATCCTGCTGGATCAACTTCAGCTACTACTCCACCGCTATCATACAATTGCACAGCATAGGTGCTGCTGCCAATTGTACCGTTGTTATCCACATAACAGCTGGTCATGGTAAAATTACTGGGCCCAGTTATACTAATACCTATACTGGTGTTCCAGCCAATTTCAGTATTGATAATGTTGATACCGCTAGGATCAATTTGACCTGTTCCTGCGGCATTAGTGATAGCAACACCGGTAGTATTATATTTGATATAGCAAGCATCTATGGTAGATGCAACCATATTTGTAGCGTAAACACCGTTGATCCAGTTGTATATTTCACAATCTCTAATTCTACAGAACCAACCACCGCTAAAATTAATTCCAGATCCGCCGCCTGCACCTAATATGGTTAAACTGGAAATCTGAACATAACAGTTTACATTAGTTGAAACTATGTTAATACCATTGCTAGAACTGGAAAACTGTTTAATTATACTGGCTCCAATACCTTCTCCGAGAAAGTGCACTCTGGGACCAGGATCACTACCGTTTGTTATTGATAGCGATACACCACTGGTAATTTTATAAGTACCGGCCGGGAAAAATACTGTTCCGCCAGTGGTAGTAGCTGCAGTAATTGCACTTTGAATACTTGCGGTATCGTCGGTTGAGCCATCTCCTTTGGCTCCATACACTGGACTTTTAACATTATATACGTAAGTTGTTGTTCCTTGTGGTCCTTGTGGACCGCTTGGTCCCACATCACCTGTACGAACAAATTCAAGATATAATGTGGTATTGTTGGCTGGAACAGTGGATGAGCTGCCGACAGAAGTAACCGGAATAGTAAAATAAGTTGAATTATTGATAACTGAACCAGTTATGTTATAAACTACAAAATCATTTGCACTATCTTGCATAATGATTTGTCCTTTTATAAGACCAGTACTGGCTCCCCATTGTGTAATATAATTAACTAGACTAACTCCATTGGCATCGTATGCACTTATATATAAATTAGTGGCGTTAGTCCAAGCAAGATATGTGTTACTTTGACTGGTTCTAAGACTACCGTTTCCACTAGTTCCTGCTACACCGCTATTAGCGCCATCCCAATAGTATTTTAATCCTGCCTTTGCACCTTGCGGGCCTTGTGGGCCTTGTGCTCCAAGAGGTCCCTGTGGTCCTTGTACTCCTGAAGGTCCAGTTGGGCCTAATAATCCTTGTGTGCCTATTGGACCAATTGGTCCTTGTGGTCCTTGTGCCCCTGACGGTCCGGTTGGACCTTGTGGTCCTTGTGCTCCTGTTGCTCCGCTTGGTCCCGACGGACCTGAAGGACCTGTATTACCAGCGGGTCCTTGTGGACCAGGACTACCCGACGGACCAGACGGTCCTGTTCCTCCTGCTGGTCCGATTGGACCGATTGGACCTGCCGGACCTGCTGGGCCTGCTGGGCCTGTGCTACCTGCTGGACCACTTGGTCCTGGACTGCCTGAAGGACCTGCTGGACCCGCTGGGCCTGTGCTACCTGCTGGACCACTTGGTCCTGTTGGGCCCGGAACTGTGCTTGCTGCTCCCGATGGACCACTTGGACCTGATGGGCCTGTGCTACCTGCTGGACCGCTTGGTCCTGGACTACCTGAAGGACCTGCCGGGCCTGCTGGACCTGTGCTACCTGCTGGGCCTGCTGGACCTGTTGGCCCTGCCGCACCGTCGGTTCCTGCTGGACCTGATGGGCCTGCCGGACCTGTGCTACCTGATGGACCTGCTGGTCCTGCGCTACCTGCTGGGCCTGTTGGGCCTTGCGGTCCTCCTGCTGGGCCTGTTGGACCGCTTGGCCCTGTTGGTCCTGCTGGGCCCAATGGCCCGATTGGACCTGGTATATTGCTTGCTGGACCTGTTGGGCCTTGCGGACCGCTTGGTCCTGATGGTCCAATATCGCCTTGTGGCCCTTGTGGACCTCCGGGAGGGCCTGATGGGCCGATTGGTCCTTGTGGTCCTTGTGGACCTGGTACTGTACTAGACGCACCGATTGGACCAATCGGACCTTGTGGACCAATTGCACCGCTTGGGCCCGATGGACCGCTTGGGCCTGTTGGTCCTTGCGGACCGCTTGTTATTCCTAATGTATTGAGATGATCAACTGCGGCAGCTATTAACGATAAATCAGTATTGACTTCGTTGAACGCATCGCGTAAAGTAGTGCCAGACCCGTCATTTGGGGCCGCACCAGTGAATGGAAGAGATAAATTAGCAAGTAAAGACATATTGTATAAAACCCGGTATAACTTATTTATCGGGTTTTATAGTATTCTATCTGTGTTTTATTTTCCAGCGTAGATTCTAACGTTTACTTTATCCCAATTGATAATACGCCATATACTATCAAAGTATTTGCTTTTGTTTGAACCGTAGTCTAAATTGTAAGCGTGTTCCCACCAGTCGATTAGTAGTGCAATATCTGTACGCTTTTGATGGTTCTTGATAGTTTTGATATCCCCGTTGCGTGCCAAGTAAATCCACCCAGAACCTTGGATTTTCATAGCTTGTTCTTTCATTTCTTTCTTGAAAGCATCAAAACTGCCGTACTTGCGATCAATCAGTGCAAGACTGGCTCCGTGTGGCTTGTTGCCCTGCTTGGGAGGCATAAGTTGGGGGAAGAATATATTGTGCAAATAAGCGCCGGCTTCGTTGAAAACTGGGTCGCCTTCGCCTTTGTTGTAACGATCAACATAGCCTTTGGCCAATTCGCCGTAGTGATATTCTACAGTACGATTGCTCATTACAGGAGTAAGTTGTGAACGGCCGTAGGGCAATCGCTCCAGCTTTAGTTCTGGTTTACCTTTGGCTTCTACTAGATCAATTAAATTGCGTAAATTTGTTTCAGACATAAAACTATTTATAGAAATCAGTTTCTATACATAATTCTGCCTTTTGATAAATCATAAGGGCTCATTTCCATAACCACGCGGTCGCCCTGAATAACTTTGATATCGTGTTTGCGTAGTTTTCCACCGATATAAGCAGTGACCATATGTTCACTGTTTTCTAATTTAACCCTAAACATAGCGTTGCCTAATACCTCAAATACAACGCCGTTCATTTTCATACCTTCTTCTTTAGCCACTGAATCTCCTATTATAAACAGTTATTTACCTTCTCATACGGCTGATTTCTACCGCTTCGTCATCGCTGAAAATCGGCACCGCATTTGACTTGTGCATAGTACCAATACCAATAATTTTTGTACCTGTATACTGTGGGATAGGTTTACTGGAAACTGCACCCATATGCCCACTGTCTCGACTGGGAATATGTTTGGTATTGGTACGACCCACTGGAGTAGATAAACTGTAGACCAACGGTTCTGCGGCCAACGCACGTTTGCGTTTTTTATCTTCTTGGCTAACACCGTGAGAATTTAATAACTGTTGCCAATCTGCTTCTAATTGACGGGCTCGTTGAGCGTCAGCTGAACTCTTAAACTTAACTTTACCTTTTTTCTTACCGCTGAGACTCAAACTGGGGTGTGCAAGATGCATAGTCATTGAAATACTCCTAATTAGCCAATACTGTAATTATAGCAAAATTGCCATTATTTGTCAAAAGATTTTGATAGATTTTGCACAGTATAGGGCTCAGGAGTCCAGCTGGGAGCGTGTATTTTTTGGTGTGTGGGCAGTAGGAAAATATGCTCGGGAAATCGTTGTTTTAATACAACAATGATTTCTTCGGTATTTTTGCCCTGGCCCAAGAATTCCCCGTCATCCATATCAAACCAGTAGTAGGTTTCGGCGTGTTGTTCAATGTTCACACGGTGAATGATTTCGTTTATTCGACTGCGGAATTCGTTGTGGGCTTCAAGTTTTTTCTCAAGATGATCGGCAACAATCATTTCAAGAATCTTAACTGCGGCATACGCACAAAACAAATAAAACAAAAAATCAAAAAAGTCTTCCATATTAGGTCCAAAGTGAGTTACGGATTTTGATGAGTCTAATCATCATTGCTTCATCTTCTGCTTCATAAGCAGCTTCGATTTTACGAAGTTCTTCGCTTGCCAAATCGGCAATTTTTTTAAGTTCTGGGCTATCTTTGTCGCAGTCAAGAGATAATTTGCCATTATTTTGTAAACGGCTTAGTTCACAGTAGGCAGTCCAACCACTGGCATCATACGGGTCTGGACGATTACGATATGTTTGAGTCCACCATAGATAAAGCTCTTTGATTTCCTTAGCGGCTTTGGCTTGGTAAGTTGGCTCTTCTTTTTCACCTTCTTCAATAAAGTCTTTGTTAGTTAACGTGGCTGCCCAATCTAAATAAGCAATGCCTGCTTCTGGACAACGCCAAGTGCGCCAACGCAACCAACCACTGCGCCACCAAGGCGGATTGTATTTTTTGCGAGCTTCGACGTCCCACATACAAGTATGCCACGCTTGTTCTATTTCCACAAAATCCACAAGCTCATTAAATAGACAAGGCAAGAAACGCCAGCCCACATCCTGCCACTGACCGGGTTTAATGTCGCGAGGATGAGCGGTAAGAGCGTGGCTACGACTGATCCAACGATTATTAATGTAATATCTAACGTCATTTAGTCGATCCGCAGGGTAGTTAATAAAATTTTGGATAGCGTCCAATGCTTCTTCGGCTAACCAGTAACGAAAGTTATGACGCATTTTGGCAGTAGTATGCCATTCGTCCCATTCTTTGCTGGTACCGGCACTTAACTTGGCGGTACCACGAAGCCAGTTTGCAAATTTTGTGCAACTCCAATATTGTGATCTCATTTTATAAATTGTCCTAATTGTGGTGGGGTCCATCCCAGCGGTTTTAATACTTTGCCATCTTCACGTTTGCGTACTTTGCCATCCTCGCCAATTTTGGCAAAGTTAGTGCTCATAACTTCTCTCCAAGCACCTTCGGCATCAAAGCCTGCACTATGTATAGCACCAATGGTTACAACTAGTATATCAACCAGTGCATCCAATTGTTCTATACGATCACGTGTTTCAAGTGCAGTAATGAACTCTTGGCATTCTTCAAGAATCAGCTTTTGGTACAATGCATACTGGTCTTCGTTAACTTCGCCCACTGTTTGGTCGCAGGCACGCATAAACTTTTCTTGATCTCTAAACGGATTCATATTTTTCCTTAATCATCTTACTGTAATTATACTACAGATCCCATTAATAATCAAGTATTCTCTGGCGTTTCCGCAGGTGCTTGTCCAAATTTTGGTTTATTATCACGTTGTGGTTTGGCAAACTTGGCCATAAATGCAGTATTTTCTGCATCCAATTGACTACGAATAAATGCACCACGCTTGTGCGGATCCAAAATCAAAGCTGCATATCGCTTGCTTTGTTTACTGAGAGTGACTTTGTGTTTGATTTTCGCTTTTTTATCTTGACTCATATTATTCCTTTGTGTTATGAATTATTTGTTGATTGTATTAGCACTCTTGCCAATCGATCCCTATTCTGGGGTGTGTTTTCTCCTAATATAATTATAGCATACTGTTGGCCTGAACTGTCAACCAGTAAGGCTAAACAACGTCCTGCTGGAGTAGTATAGCCGGTTTTGCTAACCAATATATTATGGAATTCTTTTAGTATGGTGTGATTGGTATTGTTTAATACCACCGGATGTTTTTTGCTAGCATCTTGTACTACTTCGGCTTGACTGGCAGTTGCTTTGATAAAACTGTAGGTACCGGCAGTGGCAATTAACTTAGCCAAGTCATTGGCAGTGGTAGTGTTGGTTCTTATCAATCCACTGGGATCATGATATTCGGTATTAACCAATCCCAGTCGTTGTGCACGTTCGTTCATTGCAGTAAGAAAAGCATCTCTACCTTCAGGGTGATGGCGTGCCAGTAGTTCAGCGGCACCGTTATCACTGCGGATCAACAATCGAGTCAACAGTTGCTCTACGGTCACCGTTTGATGTCGTCCTACTGTTATTGCTTCGTCTAGTCTATATAGATCCAAACTGATCATGGCAGTCATTAGTTTGGTAATACTGGCCATTGGTCTTATTTTGTCAGCATTGGCACTGACTGTTGCCTGCTGAGTGGAAATATTATAGACCAACATAGTTACTTCTTCAGCTGGTGGTGCCGGTGTATAAACTTTGTGGTGATGTTTTGCATTAGCATTAACTGCTAGTGCCATTAATAAAATTGTAATAATCTTGTTCATCAAGTATTTACTTAAATTTCAGTTCAAAAAGTGTTTGGTCTTCGGCTTTGGTAAAGTAAAAAGTATAGATATAATCAAATTGTGTACTAACATCCATTACTTCATCTTCGTCCATCCATATAAAACTTTCACAATGTTCTTGGGCCCATTTTTTAATTTTATCCGAATCAAGTTTGGATTTTCGTACTGCTATATCACTTAGATGCGATTGATAGCAGTGTTCTAATACTTCGTTTTTAGGTCTTCCATATCCGTAAAATGTGCTGATCATCGTGTATACTTTAATAAAAATAACATATATTTCTGCTCATCTACGATGTCAACTATCTTAGATATGTTTTCCATACGGTCACCGTCGGCAAGTCTCAACTGTATGCCGTAGGTGTCTCGGAAAAATACAAACATACCTGTATTGGTTTCGCAGGCAGTGGCTCCCTCGGTTTCCCTGCACCGACGCATCATATACCAAAAATCGGCATCGCCTATTATAGTATCTAATCTGCGATAATAATCACTATACAATTCGTTAGACATAAACATCCAAATTATTACCCAGTGTAATACTGTATCTAAATAGCCCATACTCGATATGACGTTTTAGATTTAAGTATTGATTGATAGCCAAATAGTCTTGATACTCGTGTAAGTGCTCTAATCGTATTTTATTGTTATACCAATCAGTGTATTTTTCCTTGTGAAAAGTATAAACTTCTGCATTATGCTTGTCCTGCAAGTGGTGCCGTTTTACTTCTGTACGGTGATGCAACACACTGGTATCAAGATGTGCTTGTGGTATTGAAATTGGAATCTTAAACATTGACTAACCTATATTTAGAGTAAGGGTAATTTTCCTGCAACCATTCTAATAAGCCAGGTTCATTGGGTAAACGGATTTCTCCTGTGCAATTAGTTATATACATATTTAACTCCTTAGTTTCAACTTACAACCACACCAAACTAAACCAAGTTGCCGATTTTTCTTCGGCAAAGTAAAAGGTGGTGTCACGAAAATTCGAATTCCAATGCCAAGGTCTGTCGTCGTCAACTGTGTCTTTGGTGGGTGCTTCCTTGCCAATATTTTTACAACACCAATCTACCATCCTGGAGATTTTTAGACCTGATACAGTCACTTGGGCTGCTATCATGACCACTTTAACAAAAATGCAGTCATTTCTTCAAGAGTCCTGAACCGCCACATATTAAAACTAATTCTAACGCCACACCCAGTTTCTTTGCTCCAGACCTGTATCGGGTCCATATCTGACTCATTTAGTCCCATTTCCAAACCTTGGGGACCCGGAGTCCAAGTCGCTCTCAATTTGAATCCGGGTAGTCGTTCCCATTCTATTCTAACTTTGTTTCTTGCCATATTGTACTTTCCGCCATTAAACGCCTTGCAAAACTTTTGCGAGAACAAAGGATCAGCTGTTATATGTGTGGTCATAACCACCTCAGGGTGAATAATGTCAGAGCGGCCTCATCGGGCAGTTCAACAGTCATACCCACTGCCTGTCCTTGATGTTGTTGGCACCATTCTTCAAGTTCATGATAGTGATCAATCCAGTACGCTGCATCTGTCAGCACCAATAAGATGTTTTTGCTTTCCTCATATACATCGTTGGCAAGAACAAATCGACTCTTTTTCCAACCTTCAAATATGTCATTCACGATCTAAATACCTTAAACGAAACCAAGTTTCTTTGACATCATCGTAAAAATCCAAACAAATGATATCCTTTTGGATATTCTCTCTGTGGAACTTACGATCCCGTTCAGTCTCATGCCAACGATTATCACTGCGGTCGTAGTCATCTAGCTCTTGGGCGGTCCTAGGTCTGTAGCCCGAATGTCTGCGAACAGTAAAGCCCAACTCACGCCGCATGACCTCACTAATCAACAAATAACTTGGGGGACAATCCTTGGACAGCCGAATGTAGATATCGGCCCATTCTTTGGTAGTTAGCGTGACCATTTCAGTGCAAAATGTGTTGCGTGTTGGGGATTCTTGAAATTGAAGTCCCAATTCCAACTGGGAAATTGATTTACAAGATTAAAATTTTTAACACCAAATTGTTCTTGGCACCAAAGAACTGCGTCATAAACGCTGGTCTTACCATCTCTTATAGTTACAGTAGTCATATGTAATTATAACACATTTTTGAATTAATGTCAATCTTCCTTTTTCAGGATATCCCAAGTGATGATTTTTTCTTTTATTTCTTTTTCAAGTTCACGGTAAGCATCTCCTAGTCGTTTGAGTTCTTCCCAATCCTTTTCTAAATCTTTGTCAGGTTTCAGGATAGCCAAGCGACTTTCAATTCTTTGAAGCGAATCTATTAAACTGATATTACCCAGTTTGATATCTGTGCCTTCGTTCATAGTAATACCGTTTTCGTTTACTTCTACTTTGGCAATACTAGCACTCGAAGCACTTAGCGCACTAGACCAATTATTGTTAATGCCATTGCTACCGCCAATAGAATAATAACTAGAAGACGGGGCAATACTAATATTGTTCCAACTAGAAGAACCGGTACACCCAACAGTCAACAGTTGCCCTGAAGAACCGGTGCTAAGTCCGCTTATGCCGCCGTACCCTGAGATAGTTATTACATTTCCGTCAAAATTGTCGCTCATAGTTGATTATTAATAGTAAAAGCAAAACCGGGATCAAACTCTCGGCTGCGTTGTTCATATCCAGCATAGCCACGTGGATTACATACCACACGGCATTGTTCAACAGTATAGTCGAAAAAATCGTGTGTATGGCCGTGTGTCCACACTCGCAGATTTTTATTTTGTTCCATAAGCCATTCCAAATTACTGCTGTATCCACCATTCATATGATAGTCTCCTTCATACATTGGTTTCATACTACGCCTACTGGGACTGTGGTGTGTGACCACTACACAAGGTTTATTGTAATTTAGTTTAACTGTATCGTCAATATATTTAACAGCCGCTTGGTGATCTCGATAAGTTACTTCGGGCTGCAGCCTAAAATACGAATCGCGATCTTTGTAATGATTGGTAATTACCTTATAGTCATTCATTTGAGTTCTAAGAGTATAATCAGTGATAGGATCATTACCATTCAAGTCTGTCCAAAGTGTAGCTCCGATGAATACCACACCGTCTATTTCCACAGTTTCTTTTTCCAACAGGCGAACATTACTGGGAATATTGTCAGTAATATAATTGTAAGTATTATTAAACTTAAAATGGTAATGCTCGTGATTGCCCATAACATACAACACTTGCCGATACTTTACACATTCTTCGTTGAAGAACCTTGCAAAACGGTCGATCCTTCGATCAGGTCTTTCGGTGGGCAACACCACCATATTGGGGTTATAGTTTTCTTGTTTGATATTTTTGGCTTCACAAACATCGCCGGATAGAATCAAGACATCGCCGCCTGGTAATTCCAAGTCTGCAAATTCTAAATGTAAATCGCTGATTAAATTAACTGTAAGTGTCATGATTCTTCCTATATAAAAAAAGGCACCTAAGTGCCTTTTTGACTAGCACCGTGTACTATTAAATGCCCATTGACAAGGCTTTGTAGCCAGCTGCAATCAATGCACGACTTGCTTTACCAGTACGGTATTCGGTAACAACTACACCATTGCCTGCTTTACGCTTGTTAGCATAAACAACGAAACCAGCTTGACGAATGCGTGTAACTTCTGCACTTGGATTACCAATGCTGAAACGCTTGCTGATTTGGCTGGGAGTCAAAACTTCACCAGCTTGAAGTGCTGATAACAATTTGTGTGTCTTAGTTTTTGTTGAAAACATCATATTAATTCCTTATAAAATAATTACTGTTTTTGTACAGTTAGACATAGTATAACAGTTTAATTGTCTAATTGCAATACTTTGTTTTGCCGTTTTTAGTTTAATATTACCAAACCTGTGACGTTCATTGTTCGAAAACTACGCCATTCTTTTTTGTCGGTACAAAAAACACTGATTGTTTCGGTTTTTGGTTCCGAAACTTTTGTTTGCTTGTTTTCTACAACAGGCAAAATATCTGCTCGTAGAGTACAGGGCATTACTCTAACTTCACCGTTTACTTTGGTAAATGTGACTTCACAGATGTTGTCCTGCAACTGTTGTCTAAAGTAAGTGTATCTTTCGTCTTGGGTCATTGTGTCTATCATTGTGGTTTCACCTTGTAATATTCCATAGACGCTAACAAAAAGAATACCAGTGCTTCAATGCCAGCACCGATCCACTCGCCCTGACTAATGCAGGTTAAAAATACATCAAATGTAACACCCAGGATAAACCAAGTGATTTGTGTATCGTAGTCCAAATACCATTCTCTGAATTTACTCATTCTGAAAGTCCTTTCATTACTAAATTTTTCGCACGTTCATCTAAATCGGTTGCCTCGGCTTCTTTCATCAGTTTGGTCATGGTTTTGATATAGGCCAGCAATTCTGTTTCACCTTCTGTGGTCCAATGACTATATGCAGTACCTATTCCGCTGGTATAGTAGTAGCGGCGATTTTGTGTCATCTCAATTATGCCACCATACAATGTATCTTTAATTGCTTGCCTATTCATAAACAAATTGCCCAACTTAGATTTTTTCGCCAGCCATGAAGCCACGGAAATGTAGGAACCTCGGAAAACGAAGACTATAAGTGCCATCTTGATTTTGTGTAACTGCATCAGCACGTACCTCAACTATTTGACCAAGTAAAGTATCCTTTGATTGATAATAACTGTCGCGATCACTGTCACTAAATCCCGAGCCTACATTGACTCGAATTTGTTTGTCATCGTCGACGCCTTCACATACCAGTGCACCCAGTTTACCTACATTGCGGCCAGTGCCTTCTTCTACTGCAACTACAGTAAGGCTAACTTCGATAAAAGGTTTTAGTTTGAGCCAGGCTACACTACGTTTACATTCATAAGCGGCAGAAGGATCTTTGATCATAATACCTTCGTAGCCTCCGGCTACTGCGGCTGCATTGATTTCTCGAAATCTTGTTTGCCCTTCGTCGGAATCCAAGTCCACTAGTTCACGCCCTACAATGGTTATATTAGGCAACACTGACTGGTGACTGTTGTACCAAACTTCCAATCCTCTACTACGGATATCTTGACTCATTGTACAGATACCTGCTTCAAAGTCGGATAGTTTCATCCAATCAAACAAATTAAGTACTGCGTCATTGGCCTTGACATTGTCCTTGCGATGTACCTGTTTCATCAAGTCTTGGAAACTACTGCTCATAATCTCACCATCAAACACCCAGGGTTCAGTCAGTGAGGGTGCAATGGCAGCAAATTGTTCAACTATATGGGGAAAATTGACCAGCTCTTTGCCGTTGCGACTAAATTGATTAACGCGAGCATCAGGATAGACAATTGTGATAACACGTACACCATCCAGTTTGACTTCGATAAGTTTTTTTCCTTGGACTTTAGTTTCATGATTAGCACTGTCATGAGCAAGCTGGCAGCCAAATACGGGAATACTGTAACGAGCATATTTTTTCTCCACTACTTTATTAACTGTTTTTTCGCTAACACCACAACGCAGGTCTTTGATTAGTATACGACGATACCAACCATTCCACTCTTTTTGAGTGGCCTGTTCAATCATCTGATCAATAGCATTCCTTGCTGAGTTACCGGTAATTGTACGATTAATAAAACCGCCAACAACACTAATAAAATTATCCCAAGACAAACCAGGACCATCTTCATTTGTTTTTTCCTTAATTGCTTTTAGCCCAAAGGTAATCATTGGGTCAAGTGCTAGTCTGCAACCTTCAAAAAACTCGTCATTGCCCGATTCAGCAATGGCTTCGATGATCGCTTCTTTATTAAGGCGACTAGGATGACTTTCCAAATCCCAAATATGCTCAGCACAGTTACTCATTTTGGCTCCTTAATATACATACATTATAACAAATTTAGCACAGGGTGTCAACAGATTATTAGTGTCTTAACAAATAAAATGTCAGCTTGTCGGATTCTAGTTTGATCAAATCTCCGGGATATTTACGAGTTTCAAATTGCCAAAGACCGCCAAGTTTAACAACAGTAACCAATTTGGGATGAAGTTTAATGACTTTTCCAATAAACAATGTGTTACTGTCAGGAAATGCCACACAATCACCTAAATCAAGATCCTGGCCTAATTTGTCTTTGTGTACGGGAAGAGGTTTACTGGCCATTTTATGCTCCTACAATGTGCTTGCACTTACCACGAAATTTGAATCCACTGCAACTACAGGTAATTTGATTACCATCGTCGGTTATATAATATACATCACCTTTTGAGCCTATGACTTCCCGAGTTTTGACGGCTGGATCTATTTCCGCTGTCATTGCAAAAGCGTCATCGGGTAAGACCTTAAATGTTCGGCGTCGGGTGTCAATACGCATAGGTTGACTAAACTTAAATACAGACTTTGTGCCAGCCTTGATGTAGCCTATTGCCTTACTTTTATCTGGAGTCATAACGTATGTGTGATTCGGGGTACTGTCCGACCATTTTGTTGTTTCTTGAAAAAACTTATACATACTTCTCCTTACTTGATAGTATATTATAACAGTATTTGATATTTCAGTCAAAATAAAACCCACATTTCTGTGGGTTTTTTGCAACACAAAAAGTAATACTTAGGTATTACTCTGTAATGTAGTCTTCTTTACCGCATCCGCACTCGGGGCAAGTAAAATCCTCGGGCAGAGAGTCCCAAGCACCTTCAGTAGCTTCGTCGTGCACGTGGCCACAGACCACACAAATAATAGTAGTTTCGTTGCTCATTATAGTGTCTCCAATTTAGATTGATAAGCAGCTGCGTGGCGAGCTTCGATTTTGGTCAATGCTGCAAAACGCTTTTCTGCTTTGGCAAGAATAGCCGCAAATTGCTCTGCGTGTTCTTTTGATTCTGCAATTTGAGTATCAGCTTCTGCGGCTGCTGGAGCATTACCTTCAGCTTCTGCTTCTGCTTTGAACCCTGGATACATTGTGGTAAACTCGTAAGTTTCGCCATCAATGGCTTTTTGCAAACATTCTGCAGTAGTGGGCTTGCCAATTAGCAATTCCAAATGACCCCAAGCGTGTAGCAACTCTTGGTCTGCGGTATGTTCAAAATGTTGTGCAATATCTTCGTGACCATTTTCACGAGCGATTTTTGCAAAGTAGCGGTATTTGGTGTGAGCTTGACTCTCACCAGCAAACGCTGATTCTAAGTTTTTAATTGTGATAGACATAATTTTTCCTTCTTGTTGAATACTGTATATTTATTTATATCAGTAGAAACACTGAGTAGCAATTATATACGATATGCTTGGTTCTTGTCAATAGCAGCTGTTAAAACAGCTAGATCTACGCCTAGATCTTTTGCCAAATATGCCAATGCTTGAGTATCTTTTGGAAAGCACGCACCACCGAATCCACGACTACCATCCGGTCCGGGCACACGCCAATGACTGTCGCCCAGTCTAGTGTCGTACTGTGCTATACCGCTGAGTACTTCCCAATTCAAATTCATCTGTTGAGCAAGGTCATAGTACTCATTGTTCATAACAACCTTCATGGCCAAAAAGGTATTGGCCATATATTTGAAAAACGCTGCTTCGCCAATTGAGCAGTAGTTTATTTTTTGATTAAAAGTAACTTTACTGCGGATAATTACATCTGACACTTCAGTAGCAATACTGGAACTAGATCCGATTACAATTTTATGGGGATTCAAATAATCTGCAATTGCATTAGCCTGTGTTAAAAACTCTGGAACGTGGGCCAATTTCAGTCCTGAAGTGGCTTCTAATTGTTGATAAACTAATGGACTTGCAGTACTTTTAGCAATAACAATGCCAGTGTAGCCTTCTAACTGTGCTATAACAGATTCCAATATACTGGTATTGCACGCACCGTTTGAGCTTTGCGGAGTTGGCACACATACAAATATTGCATCGCATTGTGCTTTGAGTACTTCGATGGGCAAAGAATTTGATTTAGCGGGATCGTTGATCAATAATTGGTCTGGGTCGTAACTTGCGGCTACTGCTGATCCAACATAGCCTAAACCGATGATACCTATTTTCATAATTAGTTGATTAAAAAAGTATTTACTCAAAAAGAAACCCGCCGAAGCGGGTCCTGGTTGTTTATTTTACAAGGTAAGTCCTACCCCGTGGGGTTCGATTAAACGAACGCTACTTCCTTTGTAGATGCAGCTTTAGAACCGCTGAAGCGGAATCCTTTACCTGCAGTTACTTTGAAAGTACCCAATTTTGTAGATGTTTTTGCATTTACTAGTTTTGCTTGATTTACGGTCATCGCCTACCGCATCGTCTGGTCAAATACTGCACCAACTGTCGAATCTAAGACCGGCCCATCAAAAACATACTAAGGTGTATTAAGTCTTACAGGTAGAGGACCGGGATACCAAACCCTATCTTTTTACAGATTCTAATATGTTTATGGTGGACCGGGCGGGGCACCGCCCCCCGCGTCCAGTCAATTGTTCTTATTCCTTCATACGATGATAAATAATTGAGTAAGGTATTAGCGGTAACTAATACCAACCCCGGGGTTACTCGGGACTGTCCTCAACTGTATTTATAAGGGTTACTCATCATGTTCTATATTATATATAAAACTATTAATCTTGTCAACAATAAATTCTATATTGGCAAACATCGTCAAACTTTAGATCCTCATCAATTTGATGGCTACTACGGATCAGGAACACAAATACAACAAGCAATTAAGAAGTATGGTAAAGATAACTTTGTCAGAGAAACTCTATTTGTATTCACAAGCGAAACTGAATGCTTACTTAAAGAAGAAGAAAGTGTTGCTCCCCATTTAGGTAAACCATATTGTTATAATATGCGCTCCGGAGGAACCGGCGGTTTTGATCACATAAACAATGATCCAGACAAACGAAAACAAGTATCTAGGATATCCAGCGAAACTGGTAAAGGCATTCAACGACATATTCCTACTACAGAAGAACGAGAGGTAAGTCGCCAAAGAAATTTAATGATGAAAAAATTAGGTATAGGTCCATATAGTCCTGATGCTAAAGCAAAGGCTGTTGCCAATAGAGACAATGTTACTATTTCACAAAAAATTTCTGGTAGCAATAATGGTTCTTATGGGACAAAATTTTACTACAATCTAACAACAAAAGAAAAGAAACGATTCAAACTTAATGACATTATTCCCAACGGATGGGTTAGTTCTGTGGATTATTTTGAATCAAAGAAAAAGACCCACTGGTATAACAACGGATCTAAAAGTTTTTTGCTTAAGATCGGTGATCCCAAAATTCAACAGTTAGGGCTGGTTAAGGGACGATTGTAACACCCTCAGATTCTAAACATCTTTTCGATAATAGTTTATGATTTTTTATGGCCACGACGCATATTGATTTGCCAACGTGCCAATTGACCTTTGCGGCCTTTACTGTGACTGGCTTTTTCTAATTCGGCCATGGTGGCGTGCTTGGGTATTCCATGGCGTTGACTATCTCCAGGCTTACCGGGACCTTTACCATCGGCAAAGTTTTCTGCCACACCTTGTTGGACTTTCACAACTTTAACTTTACCTGCTTGTACTTCACGCTCGTAGCCATGATTGTTGGCCCAGTTTGTCGCAGTCTTCATAGCCGCTTCTTGGCTATTACCTACTCCGCCAAACTTTATCTTTTGCTCACCGTTGATCATT